TACTGTTTAGTTGACACTCCATTTAATTTGGTCGATGATGAATTAAGAAGGCTGTGTTGGAAGTCTGGATGTTTGTCTTTAGATTCATTGCCAAAAAAAGTTATAGCAGAAACGGTGCAAAATTTAATCTACACTGAGCAAGGGTTGAAGGACTATTGCCATCAGAGTGCTGAGGTGGAAATAGAGTGGTTTGATAGTTTCAAGCGATTAAGAGATGAGGATAGAATTAAAATCTTTGAAGTTAAATATGATGAAAACATGATAAAAAGCATGAGGAGTCAAGTAGAATTAGCGAGGGAATATTTTGCTGAAATCATGCAAGATTTTGTAAATTAATACATATATTTTTTAAACATTAAAACTAAAACTATGACATACGAAGAGTTTATAAACTCAAAAAAACATCTATTAGGTGAATTTGGATTTAAAGCGAATTATATACCTGATTGTGCCTTTGATTTTCAGGAACACGTAATAAGAAAGGCAGTAAAAAAAGGTCGCATAGCCTTGTTTCTTGACACTGGACTTGGCAAGACATTAATACAATTATCTGTTGCTCAAAATGTAGTAAATCACACTAACGGTAATGTATTGATATTAACTCCTTTGGCGGTTGGATTTCAGTTTTTAAAAGAAGCTAAAGATAGGAATATAACGAATGACATACACCATAGTAAGAGGGGTGAATTTGACGGAAAAAAAATAATAGTTTGCAACTATGAAAGATTACACTACTTAGATAGCAAAGATTTTGAAGCTGTTATATTAGATGAAAGTTCAATACTAAAAAACTTTAACGGTAAAATTAAAAAGCAAATAACATCTTTTTTAAAAAATGTTAAATATCGTTTCTTAAGCACAGCTACGCCATCACCGAATGATTATATAGAATTTGGAACATCAAGCGAGGCATTAGGATATATGCCGTACATGGATATGTTGCAGAAGTTTTTTAGCAATAAAGAGAACAATTTTAAACCTCAAGATATTGGCACAAAATGGTATTTAAAAGGTCATGCAAAAAATGATTTTTTCCAATGGATAAATCAATGGTCGATAAATGTTAAAAAACCAAGCGATATTGGATTTGATGATAATAGGTATGTATTGCCTGAGTTGAAAACTAACTATCATTTTGTTAAAAATATGAACAATTGGGTTATAAATGGACAGATGCAGATGTTTAATGGCATTGCAAGATCAATGAGTGAAGTCAGGGAAGAACAAAAAGGAACAATTAAAGAACGATGCGAAAAAGCTGTCGAATTAGCATCAGGTAAGACTTCAGTATATTGGTGTCATTTTAACGACGAGGGCGATTTGTTGGAAAAAATTGACAAAGATGCCGTTCAGGTTAAAGGGGGTGACTCGGTTGAAAAAAAAGAAGACATTTTGATAAATTTTGCAAATGGGAATATTAAAAGGTTAATAACAAAACCAAAAATAACTTCATTTGGATTAAACTGGCAACATTGTAATCATACCGTGTATTTTCCTACATGGTCTTATGAGCAATATTACCAAGCTATTAGAAGATTTTGGAGATTTGGGCAAAAGAATGAAGTGATAGTTGATTTAGTTTTAAGTGACGGACAAAAAAGGGTTTTAGATACTTTAGAATTTAAAACAAATAGAGCTAAAGAATATCAAAAAGAAATAATGAGCAACATAAGTAGTGCTAAGATTGAATTATTCAAAAAACAATTCAATAAAGAAATCATTAAACCAAGTTTCATATGAAAAATATAATTGAGTTAAAAAGAATTATTTTACAACACTATAAAAAACTTTAAAAGATGACAAAAGTAAAAGATCAATTAATAACAGAAGATTACGCAATATACAATAGTGATTGTATGTACGTGCTTCCAACCTTAGAAAATGAAAGTGTAGATTTATCTGTTTATTCTCCTCCATTTGCTGGATTGTATGAGTATTCAAGTGATCCACATGATATGAGTAATTGTGAAACTAAAGAGAAGTTTTTAGAACAATATGAATTTCTTATAAAGGAAATATCAAGGGTTACAAAATCAGGAAGATTGACAGCTGTTCATTGTCAAGACGTCTTAACTAACGTAACTAAGAATTATCTTTGGGATTTTCCTCATGAAATAATAAAAATACATGAAAAATATGGTATGAAGTTTTGCAATAGAATAACCATATGGAAAGAGCCTTTAAAAGTAAGATTAAGAACAATGGTTAGGTCACTAATGCATAAGCTAATTGTTGAGGATAGTACAGAATGTTTTACGGCACAGCCGGACTATGTTTTAATATTTAAAAAAAGTGGAGAAAATAAAGTCCCAGTTACTCACAAAAAAGGTTTAAATGTTTACCCTTATTTTGGGGCAAACCCAATAACACCAGAAACATATAGATCATTAAAAGGATTATCAGTTAATTTAAATGGAGTTGGAACAAATTTGGATGAATATGACGAAATTTGGAATAATTTATTAGACAAATATGAAAATTGGGATGGTGACCATAAGTTAAACAAAGCTAGTCATATAATGTGGCGGAGATATGCATCAAGCGTTTGGGATGACATAAGGAATGAAAATGTACTATCTTTTAAAGATGGCAAAGAAGAAGATGACGAGAAACACGTTCATGCATTACAATTAGATGTTATTGATAGATTAGTTGTATTATATTCAAATCCTAATGAGGTAGTATTAACTCCATTCATGGGAGTAGGCTCAGAAGTTTATAGCCCTATTTCTTTAGGTCGTAAAGGAATAGGAATTGAATTAAAGGATAGTTACTATAAACAAGCTGTCAAAAATTTAAAAACAGCAAAAAGTAGATATTTTCAAGGAAAAAATAAAACACTATTTGGATAATGACAAGCGAAGCAAAAGTAAAAGCATTACTGAAGAGCATTTCAACAGGAAAATTAGAATCAGACAGGCAGCGTATATTACATTATGCTATTAAGTTAAGAAGATTTACTATACATGATATTCGGCTAAATCTTCAAATTCCTCACCAAAGTGCAACTGCAAGAGTATCTGAATTATTCGATTTAGGGCTAATTAAAGAGCATGATAGTTCTGGAAAGTACACAGTCTATGAGGTTGAGTTAGACACGCATAAGCAAAAGATACAACAGCAAAAAGTGATGCGCAAAAAGTTTGAAAAATGGCTTAAAAAGGCGGATGATTTTAGGGAGTTTATACCTAATTACTTGTTCCCTTTTTTGCGTTCTATAAAATGATTATATTTGTAGTAATTACTCGACATCACATAAGGTAATTAAAAAAAATAGAAGCTTTGTTTGGATTGGGTAGTGATGTCCTCAATTCATTCAAAGCTTTTTTAATTTAAGATAGTGACAAGTAAAGAAAAAATAATAAATGGATATTCTATCTGTTTTAATGAATGGGCATTAGATAAGACTATAAAATCTGAATTAGGCTTATTATTAATAATCAGCGGACTATGTGCTGAGCGCGGATATTGCTTTGCATCAAATGAATATTTTTCTAATTTATTCGATGTAGACGAAGTAACAATATCAAGAAAATTAAAAAAACTTGAAAAGAAAGGTTACATAAAAATAATGTATTCAAGGAATGGATATAGAGTCGAAAATAGAGAAATCCGATTAACAAAAATGTCACCTTCGATTAACAAAAATGTTAATGGGGCGATTAACAAAAATGTTAATGGGGCGATTAACAAAAATGTTAAATATAATAATACAAGTAATAATATTACAATTATTAATAATACAAGTAATAATAATGATTTAGTTTTCCCTTTTGATTCAGATGAATTTTTAGAAACATGGAAATTATGGAAAGATTACCGTATGGAAATTAAAAAACCGTTTAAAGGTGTAATATCGGAGCAGTCGCAATTAAAGAAACTATCAAAGCTGAGCAACGGCGATCAACAAACTGCGATTGAAATAATCAATCAATCGATATCTAATAATTGGCAAGGTCTTTTTGAAATTAAAAAACAAAAATCAAATAGCACAGATGTAGCTATGAAGTTAATTCAAGATATTGAAAATGGAGATTTTGAAATTTAAAAAAATAATAACATGACAAAAATAATAAACTACGAAAGCAAAAGCATACCAGCAAAGATAGAACAGCTGAACACCTACGAACCATCACTGAATGAATGGATAGAAAAAAACGAATTAGCAAA